TGTCCGTACCTTTTTCGAACTCCAGAATATCGGAGAGGATTCCACTGCCGGGGAAACGAAAACAGCATTTGAAAGATTCGGGAATGAAATCGTCAAGTCATGGAATCTCTGCGATGATGACGGTGAGAATATAACTCCCGACGCTGACGGATTCCTTTCGCTTCCCCCGGCGGTCTGTATTGCGATAATCGGGGCATGGGCGGAGGCGGCGGGAACCTCGGGGGAAAACTAGAGGCTGAGATCGTCAGGTGGAAACACGTTAAGGGCGGAGTTGACATAGACGGTAACGTGATAGAGAAGCCCCTGGAACTCTATCAGGCGGAAATAATTGATGGGATATGCCAGAGGTATTCCTGTCTGCCGTCGGAGTTGTACAGGGAAGATGTCAGCCTCATGCGGTTATTGCATATTGTCGGATTAAACCAACCGGAAACGGAGAAGTAAATTGGCGAATACGGTTACAGTCGAGGTTTCGGCGGATACAAAAAAAGCCGAAAAGAATCTTGGCGGTCTTGGCAGTAAAGTCAAAGGACTCGCGAAGCCGATCGCCATAGGGTCTGCGGCGGCTACGGGATTTGCTATGGCGGCTGTGAAACTCGGAGACGAATTCAAAGAGGCGGAGAACACAATAGCGGCTGGAACCGGGGCAACCGGGGAAGCTCTTGAAGCCCTGAAATCTGATTTCCAGGAAGTTTTTGCAGATGTTCCCCAGGATGCCGCCGCAGTCTCAAGCGTAATTGCCGACCTGAATACGGAACTGGGTCTCCAGGGCGATGAACTCCAGAACGCGTCCAAGGCATTCCTCGACATGTCCCGGGTGATGGGAGAGGATACCGGACCGATGATCAAAGCGGTCTCCGATTCAATGGTCGCATTCGGAGTCCCCGCGTCAGAAGTAGAAGATCAGCTCGACAAACTTGTAACAGCCTCCCAGGCTGTCGGCGTTCCGATGACTAAATTATCCGAACAGGTCGTAAAGTTTGGACCCCAGTTAAAAGAAATGGGGTTGTCCCTGGACGAATCGACCGCGTTATTTGCAAACATGGCGGCGGCTGGAATAGAGACCAAGGCTATCATGCCCGGATTATCCACAGCCATGCAGAAGATGAGCAAAGAAGGGGTCGAGGATATGGGGGCGGGTCTCAATGATTTATTTGACAGCATCAAAAACGCAACATCTGAGACCGAGGCGATGGCACTTGCAACCGATGCTTTCGGAGCCGGTGCCGGGGTCAGGTTCAAGGATGCAATCCGATCCGGCGCCATGGAGTTTGAACCGTTACTTGCCGCGATGGAGGACTCTGAGGGAAAGGTTGATGCTCTCGGAGCGTCAACATTAACCACCTCCGACAAGATGGACATTATGAAGAACAAGATGAAGGGGGCGTTAGCCCCGATTGGCGGGATGGCTTCATCTATCGGTCCGCTCGTTGTCATAATTCCGGGATTGACGACAGCGGTCTCGGGGATGACTGCCGCCATGGGCGCGTTAAACCTTTCCATGGGTCCAATCCTCATTGCAGTCGTGGCGATAGCGGCGGCAATCGGTGTCGCAATCCTTATCTGGAAGAACTGGGACACAATCGTCGAGGGTAGCAAGAAGATATGGGAAGGATTAAAAAACGTGATTACAGGCGTTCTGGAAGGCATCTGGGGCGCGATCAAGTTCTATATTAATCTCTGGATCGGAGCATTCAATATGCTGATCAAGGGGATGAATCTGATCAAATTCGATGTTCCATCATGGGTTCCGGGACTCGGAGGAAAGGGGTTTGGTTTTGATATTGCCACGATTCCCACTCTTGCCCAGGGTGGAATCGTTAAGCGCCCGACTCTTGCGATGGTGGGTGAGGCTGGTCCGGAAGCGGTTGTTCCTCTAAATAGGGCAGGGGGAGGGCTTGGTGGAGGCGTTGTTGTGAATGTAATGATGCCCGCAGGCGGGACGGTGATTCTCGATGACGAATCGACCGCCCAGAGATTCGGAGATTTCATATCTGATCAGGTGCGTCAGGTTCTCAGAACCCAGGGAGCCTTCTGATGCCGAGTCCATATGTAAGGATGCTGGTGGATTGGGATGCTAACGGTAATTACACGGGGACATATGACGATGTAACCGGGAACATCCGGTCGATGTCCTTTTCCCATACCAGGAGTAGTACCACCGATTATATGAATGGTGCTGTCCTCAATGTGCAGTTAAATAATAACGACAATCTGTACAGCCCTCCGAAAGAATCAGGTGATTTATATGGGAAGTTGGTTTCCGGGAAGAATTGCGTTCTGAGAATGTGGTATCCCTACGATAATTTTGAGGATACGACAGGAACAGCATTGACAAGTCATACGGTTCCCTATGATTCAGCATTTACTTGGACAACTCCAGTGGGGGCGTTTAAATGCCATGAGGATGGGTATGCGGAATTGACTACTGGGGCATCCTCTTTTGCGATCATGGACACGCTGGAATATGACACAGAAATCTCGTCAGAAATTACAACTGCCCCGACTAGTTCAACCGTCAATTATGATGTTGGGTTACTCCTCAGATATATAGATACGGATAATTATATTGAGGTGACCGTCAATGTTTCCGCAAATAATATTACCTGTGCTAAGACGATTTCAGGAAGCGCATCGGTTCTCGGCACAACTGCTTATACATGGGGAAGTAATACGAAAAGAACCCTGATGGCTAGAGTTCACGGGGACAAGGTAAGGGTTTATGTTGACGATGCAAAGGTTGCGACATATTCAATCGGGTCAACTGGGACTGGAGATATTGACTACGCTACAAAGCATGGATTCAGGGCGTTATCTTCCGCAACCGCCGCCAAGTTCCACCATTTCGGCGGCTTCCGCCCATTGTTCAAGGGAAAGGTCAAGGAAATACGTCCACGTCCCGCTCAGGGGATGCAGTATTGCTATCTGAGGTGCTTTGACTCGTTTGAGGATATGAAACTAATGCAGAGCCATACCTACCTCCTTGGCTCTGCTGATAAAAGAACAAATTTTCCTTTTCGGCAGACTCTCATAATGGGAGGAAAAGCCACGGTTACATCTGCCGAATCATCGGAGGCAATAGAGGATACTGAGTCAACGTATTATCTCTCGACCCGTACAGGACAGCAATCCGAAAGGGTTTTTGATGGCGATAATCTCCTTGATATGTTATATCTCGTTCAGGATTCAGAGGACGGATTTATCTATGTGGATGGTCACGGGATGTTTCATTTTGAATCCCATAACCATAGGGCTTTGACGATCCACCAGCAAGCCGTAGGAATCTATCAGGATTCGTATGATGGAACCAATGCGGGTTATATGCAATATGCTTACGATGACGGCATTGACGGTGTTTATAATATCGTGGAATTTGGAACGTCCAGAGCAGAAGGGGTAACAAATAAAACTAATTCCTTTACGGCAACAACAGATTTAATGTGGACTGATCCAAGTGTCGAAAGTAGTGCTGGAGCCATCGCAATCAGTTCAGGAGAAACCATATATTTCATCGGCAAATACAGGGACAATTCCAACTTTGGAGTCAATCAGGTTCCATCAGGACCAGCACCGCCCGGAGGCGGCGGTGCGCCCGGAAGTCTTTCCGGTTCTGATGTCATCCAGATATGGACAAATGCGGACGGAACAGGCACTCAGCTAACACCATATAAATATTTTACGAGTGAGGGTCCCGACCAAGTTGATAATGTCTATTCGGGATTCTGGGGACGTATTGGAGTCAAGAATAATCACGCCTCTCTTGACGGGTATATCACCAAGATGGGGATCGGAATGGCATCTGTTCTTTATAATGTAAATGAGGGCATCAAGAGGGTTGAGGATTCTACCTCGATGACCACTCACGGACATCGGAGATTAACGAGGGATAAGACCCTTTTTGACGATAGCGGTTATGCCGCATTAGCGGCAGAACATCGCCTTGCAAGGGTAAAAGACCCTATAGTAAGAATGAGGCTTGATCTTATAAATCACGACAAAGCGACCCTGCTGGATATTGTTCATCGTAGGATCAGCGATCGGGTGCATGTTATAGAAACAGGCATGGGAATGAGTTTCTCAGGATATATTGATGGCTATAGTATAAAATTCTCACAGGGCAATACGGTAGTGGATCAGACCCTTCATGTGACGATGGCAGGGGTTACGACATCGGCAGGGAAATGGGGATCGGCTCGTTGGGGAATGTTTAAATGGAGTTAGAAAATGGCTA